CGGGTGAAGCGCTGCCAGTCCCAATAGGATAGCGAATAACTGGTGATTGTGTTACGTCATTTAACACAGATATTAAGGTAAACTGGGAAAGTGGAAGGGATACACCACTGAAAAACGTATTTGACCCATCAAAACGCAGCGCGGGCCGCCCGCCCTGTGTGATGATTGCCCCATTGCTGACAATTTGCGGCTGATTAGCTGGCGTCGTTTGCGTGGCATTGCGAGCATTGCCGCTTTTGTCATGCAAAATGGTGACAAAGCCGTTGCCATTACCGACAAAATTAAGCAGCGCCTCGGCGTCAAGTTCACCAATATCGGCAACCGTTTCCGGAACATTGCGCTGCAAAAGCGGGCGCGCATTGCCAACACCAAGTTCGACATTGGCGGCATAAAAGCGCACGGTGAAATCAACGACCTCGCCATTGCCGACTGGAAAACTAATGTTAGGCGCGATATAGGCCGTATTAGCCGGAGCAATATCTACTGATGCGTTTCTCTGTAATGTTGCGGTTGGCTTTGAAATCGCGCGGGATGTGCCGGCCATGAAGCTACCGCCATTAGTTATCATCATAGCCCGGACCGTAGGTGTTCCAACTGGTGCTGTCCCGCTTACTAAGCGAAACCCAACCGAAGTTGTATAAGTTAGCCCCGGCGTAGCAGGCGCGTGAACTGCCGGGTTAAACGGAACGTTTATTACGCCGTGAATAAACTGTAAGGCCCCAGCACCACCAGCCGTGCCTTGCCAGCGAACATCAATATACGGCTGCCCAAACTCGGTGCCCGTGCCAATCGTCGTCCTCGTGACGCCGGAAAACGTGCCGCCACCATCATTGTTAATCGGTATAGCCGCAAGGTTCGTGCGTGTTTGCGCTGCCGTAGCAAAGCCGAAATTGGCTTCCGCATTGTCACTCGACCGACGCACACGTTTATTGAGGCCAGTGTAGCTGCGGCTTTCACGGCGCAACTCATAATTGGCCGCTGGCTGCACGGACAATACATCCATCACGCCAACATAAAGAAGCGCCGCCGCCGCGCTGGCATTGCCCGCAGAATTTGTCGCCGTGACAATACAGCCAAACAAGGCGTTCAAGTCTGCATCTGGAATGGTGTAATTCTGCGAAGCCGACGGAGCACCAACAGGCGTTCCGTTGCGCGTGATTTGATACGCATAGGTTATCGGCGCAGTGCCCGTCCATGTGCCCGTTGTCACCGATAGCACCGAACCAGTCTGCGAAATAACGGGAAGCGCGGTGTTGACCGGCGGATCGTTTCCGACAGCTTGTGAGATGTAGCTAAAAAAGTGAGCTGCCGCAGGCATTTTATACTACTCCAAGCAATCCAGAAGCACCACCAGCCGCAGTAAAGGTACCGCCTTGTGTGCCAAGATAAAATGGAAGCGGGTAGTAAATACCTGCAGAAACAGGGTGCGCAGTAAGAATAGTTAGTTGTGGATTTCCGCCAGAGGCATTACGAACAACAGTAATAGTGCCGGCAGTAGTGCAGAGAAAACCGCCAAGAGCAGAGCCTGCAATTTCAACAGTCGCATTAGCCTCAACAGTGTATGGCGTATAGCGTTCTTGAATATTCATGTGTTAAAGACCTCTAGTTATTATACAAGAAAACTGGCCCGTACCTTTCGGCAGAGGGGCCAGTCCTTTAGTTATTATGCGCCGTTGAAGCGTACAATGCGACGACGACCATCAGCGGCCACGTTGCATTCCATAGCCACATCAAAGCGGATACGGTGTTCACCGGTTGCAAATACCGAGTCTTGCCACATACGGACAGACAGAGGAACTGCAGTCAAGGCCTTACGGCTTGCAGTACCAGTGGCTGGCATAATGAGGTCGGCAGTGTTGCAAACAATTGCGCTCTTGTTAATCAAGAAACGAGGCATCGTTGCAGTGTTTGGTTGACCGACAAAGGTAACAGCAGCAGTATTACCTGCAGCAGCTGCGACTGTACGATGAGGGCCCGACGTAATAATCGCAGGGAACACACGTGCAGCGACAGCACCACCAGCCGAAGCTGTGAAGTCACCAACAACACGGAACTGTTGCAAATGCTCCAGAACCTTCTTAGCACGATTGTCGTAAGCAAAGACACCAGCGATGGTGAATACTTCACCGTCCTTGATGGTTGCGTTAGCGCCAAGCGAACCAAGGTTGACCAACTGAGTCAGATACTGACCAGGCGCACCCGAGATAGCAACTGATGCATAGGTCGTAGCCGAGTCAGCAGTACCAGCTGTCAAAGCAGCAGCAGTCGAACGAGTACCAGTCGTAAGAGGCTGAAGCTGTTGAGTGAACGAAGTTGGAATACCTGCAATCGTGCCGTTAAAGCCTTGACGGTATGTGCCTGCACCAACATCTGCCAACGAAGCGTTGTTGTTTACAATGTTAGTACCAAGTGCTTGCCAATCGTCATACGACAGAACAGCTCGCATATCGTCTTCGACACCTTCCTTTTTGAGGCGGGTGACGGCAGAAGCGATATCAGCAAACGATGCGATGTTAGTCGTACCGTTAGCATTACCTACCCAGTTATTCGAAGCCTTAGCTACGAAGCCCATGATGTAGGAGTCGATGTCTGTTGCAAGACGGAGAGCAGCCTTTTTAAGGGCTTCGCTTTCACGAGCTGCACCAATGTCACGAATCTTAACAAAATCCGCCCAACCCATCGAGCTGCCGACAACCTGAGTCAGTTTAAACTGTTCAGAGCCGAAGATCGAGGCTTGAGTGCCGCCAGAAAGGTCAGCAATCGCGGAGTTAGTAAAGGTAGTCGTGTAGTCAGGAGTGACCTGTTCAACAACAGTCAAACCGTTGCGGTCATTCATTTCGCTGTCGAACTTACGCCATGTGACGAGGTCCTTCGACATTAGGTTGTTTTGGAAGATAGCTGCAAACGAGTTAAGGACTAGTTTTGCTTGATCTACAGTTACAGTAGCCATTGTGGGTATTTATCCTTTATTATGAGATAACACCCTTACCGTTTCTTTTTAAATAGTTCAGCGGCAAAGGCGTCTAGGTCGTCCTCATCACCCTTTATTGCCGGCTTAGCACTGGAGGTTCCTTTATTAAGGTGACCTGGAGGTGCAGGAGCTTTAGATACTCGAGGTTTGGACAGTTGTTTTTCTGCTGCAACATCCGCAAACTTTGCTTCAATACGGCCAAGAGCAATAATAGCCTTTGTAGGACCGCTCTTAACGATCTTGTCTGCTTCGTCTAGGTTGTTGGAGAGATAGTACAAAACGTCTGGACCATACTCCAAGGACATTAAAGTTGTAGCTAAATACTCGCCATATTTCTGGTCAATACTTTCGAAAGTTGAGAACAATTGCTCACCTTTTTCTTGAAAGTCAGGATAACGCTCCTTGGCGGGTTCCAGTTTTTCTTGCCAGTCCGCGGCTAGCTCAAGCTTAGCTTGGGCGTCAGCTTTCTCCTGTTCTTCCTGCATTGAAAGACGCCTCTCGTTATCACGTTCCTCTCGGAGGGTGTGCAGCGTTAGGTCTTTAATGTAGTTAGGATCAAACTCACCGAGAGGATACTTCTCAGTACCGTCGTCGTTAAGTGCGTCAGGGGATGGACCAGTGGAGGTATTAGTTACAGCCTTAAGTGGCTCGGGTTCTGATTTAGAGTCTTGTTGAAGGTTCTGTAGTTTAGCAAGAGCTTCTTCGAGTTTGCGCTCTGTTTCTCTTTGCTTACCTACTACTTCGTCGATACGTTCCTGAAAACGATTCCTTTTAGGTTTAGGAGTCTCATCGACTTCTTCAACTTTTTCAGTTTCATCTTCATCAGGTGCGAGGGTATCGGCATCCTCGTCAACATGAGTATCTTCTTCTTGAGCGTCGCTGTTTTCTGTCGTGTCTTCTTCTACATCTGAGCTGGCCGGCTCCTCGTCAACTTTGTTCTGGCCAAAGAACTCTGTCGAAAATGTATCCAAGTCTACGTCCATAGGCTCGACGGGGGTGTTTGTATCATCAGTACTCATAAATAAGGTTTATCGGTCCTTTAACCGTTTGCACAAACTTTATTGCGATGTACTCCCTGGACCGTTTGTGCGTTTGGGCCCAGGGCATCGAAAACTTATTGGTTGTACGGGCGAGATCCTGGTTTACGTTGAGTGTCTGTAGACTTTGCAGTCGCAGCCATTTTACGTACTTCACTGTCTGCTCGTTTAATGTCTTGTTCATCTGCCGTAGCAGTGCCGTCAAGAATCATTCCTATTGCTTGCAACGATTGCTGCTGAGCATCAACTTCGTGATCTGATAGAGCTCGTATACGTTGCGTTTCAGCATTATACAAAGCAATCTCGTGCTCAACTTCCTTGTTGTATTTTTCCATCTTAAGGGTTTGATTCTCCATAGCCAGTTGCTCAAGCTGCTGTTGCATTGCTTGAATCTGTTCAGGAGACATACCACCGCCGCCTTCATCATCTTCTTCAAGGAATTGAGGGGGTATAGTTTTCTTAAGACGATCCGCAAGTTTATCGGCTCCTGGCCAATCCTGGGCTTTAGCCACCAAGTCACCAGCAACTGTCATAAGCTGCGGCCATACTTGGATAGCGTCCATCATTGCCTGAGCTGCTTCAACCCGCTTAGTGGTGTAGCTTGAGCCTGTCGATAGTGCAACGTCATACTCACCTACTGACAAGTCAATGGATTCAGGGTCCATTGGGTCGTTAATGCGAGCAAACTTCTCTACCATATCTTCTCCCAACAAACGAACAGTACGTGTACCGTCGTAGATTTGAGGAATAAGTTGGTTAATAATATCACCGCATTCCAGAACAGCGTGATTACCGTTGTCGTGGAAGGTTAGGTTAGCAATATCACCTTCACGTTGACGAGCCATAATAGCTCGACCGGAAGTTTCATTACTGCGTATACCAAGCGAAGCGTCTTGAATGCCCGTAACATCCTTGATGTCTTGAGCGTTTGTACTTGCTTCATTAAGCAGAGATGCTTCAACAGGAGGCGGGGGAATAAGTTGTGGAGGTGCCTCAGCCCCGTCATTGTAGACGAGAAGTGGGTCGCGGGAAAGGTGAGCCTTGCGGAACGTGTCTTCCCTACCTTCTACAGCACTCTCCGGCGCAATCCACTTAGCCTTCGGTGCGTAGCCCAACTGCTCAGCAGCAACGGAACGCCAGAAGTTCTTAAGACGGACTGAGTCCTTCATAAACCGCACCAGACCGTACCGAACACGTCGTCCACCTACGTTGGTGACTCGACCTGACATCCGTACAATAGGTACACGGTTCAATTTGTATTCATAAGGCCCAGAAAGAATCTCAAATCCAGTAACAAGGTGCATCTGTGCGTAAGTGCACCATGATGCTCTTGTACGAATAGGAGGCCCATTCTCTACAATAAGCTTTTCCATATTGTCGTCTTCGAGCATAAACGTTTTACCGTTTTCGAAGAGGGCGAGCAGACGCTGACGTTCAACTAGTCGCCAGTACTCTGTAATTTGATATGAGTCGCTGTCGATCCAGCCTTCAACAGACATTTTAGCAAGTGTGTCGTCGCCATCCAAGGCGCTAGGTGTTTTACCTGGCCACTTTTTATCAAACTCTGATTTAGGGATACGGTCATTAACATAGCACCGACGAGCGTCACGGCCTGTAGGGTCTACTGAGTAGCGGTCCCACACGGCAGCAAGAGCATCTTCAATTGGGCGGATAAATATATCCTGGTCAAAGACGTTATCCCGGGCGTATTCAACGGAAACGCGAAACGCACCGTCACCGCACTGCACTAGACTTTCAAATGCTGTGTCATATACCCGCTGTGCTCGACTTTGCAGTTCGATTGAGCGAATCAAATCGCCGCGGATTGCAGCAACATCGGTATCTTCGTCGTTGGAGGGAACAATCTTAATTGCTTTACGGCTTTCACGCCAGTCGCCAACTAATTGTGCAGTAAACTGTGGAATATTGTTAATGACAAGGCAAGGCAAGCCTTTACGTTGTTCAAGAACAATTGGGTCCCACTGTTCGCCAGCTGCAAACTTCTTGTCGTCAAGAGCTGAGTCACGGTTAATTCGGTCAAAATCTACATCTGCTTGGTATTCTGCTCGCATGTCAGCAAGAAAAGCTTCTTTAGATTCGAAACCCTCAGGAACGTAATTGTCTGAAGCAATACCTTCAACGACTACGACATCTAAAGTGTCGCCGTCTTTCTTTTTGTAGGGTTTGGTCTTATCCATAGTTATTAAGCCATCCATCCGTTAGGCGAAGTAAGTAGTCGTGAATCGTATCCCGACGTAGCGTCATAGTGTAAACCACTGCTTACAAGAGTCCCATCAGGATTTTTTATTCCCGAGACTCTCCTTCGTGCAGTAATTTTATCAAACAGTTCTGTAAGTCCCCACACTAGAGCATCAACTCTATCTGGTGATCCGGTAGAAGAGTTACGTACGTTGTCCACTGAGAACAAGCACATTTGATCTTCTAACTTCTCGAACATTCCTACGTGATGTACTCGACCTTGTTCGTACAAAGCAGAGATAGGTTCTGCCCGGACAACCTTACCACGCGAAGCGTGAACCAGTTTAATGGGAACAGAGCGATCTTGTGCACGAATAACCGAAGCTACCATGTCACCGCCATTGTTCTTTTCTGCTATGATTTTATCAGCCTGCCACTTTCGGTACAGACGTACAGCTTGTGAAGCCCATTCTTCAGGAGAGCCTTTTAAAGTCCCGTCCTCCAACACGTATCCACGAGCGTACCCGTCTTTATCCCGAGCCAGACCCACAACCACGATACCATTTTCATCACTGTTTTCTTCCGATGATGCAGCAGGGTCAACTGCTACATATACTCTTTCTAAATCAACGGGAGCTTCCTTGACCCTTGAATTGTCGATAGTGTCTCTGTTCCACAGTGCTCCAGGAATGTCTCCAAGAACCTCTCCTTCAAGTTCCTGCCGTCCAAGGCGTGTAGACCCATACCGGTCGTACAATTGTTTGAGGGTATTTGCGGCCAAGTTACCGGCATTATCCAAAGTGGACCCTCTGGTAACGATTGTATCTTCATCTGTCATTAGCCTTTTAACAAGAGGCAATGGACGAGGAGTAGTGGTTACTAGAACCCTAGGGTGTTCACCCAGACGCAAACCAAACTGCAACTGGTCCCAACACTCTTGCATGTATCGGAATTTAGCTAACTCGTCAACCCATCCAGCGTGATGCTGTGGTCCACGTAACTGGTCAGGTTCTGTAGCATTGTACAAGAAAGCTACTGCACCATTTGGCCAGGTAAGCTTTCGATTGGTTTTTTCGTATACGGGTCGATAATCTTTAGGGTGACAAGCAAGGATTCCAGACTCACCCTCAACCATAACATCTCTTGCGTCGGCTGCTGTCTCAGCAACAAGAGCAATTCGTCCCCATCCAGATGCGCTCCGGCTAAGAGGTGTGTCACCACAGATGTTTTTTCTGATCCACTCACTGCCGATCCTTGTCTTACCAAATCCACGTCCAGCTAGAATCATCCATGTGTTCCAGAGACCCTCGGGTTCTACCTGATTAGGTCTTGCCCAGAAATCCCAGTTCCACCGAAGGTCAGCCCTCTGCTTCTCGGTTAGAGAGGCCAGCCACTCCTGACGCTCCTCCTCGCTTAGAGAGGCGAGCAATTGCGCTTTCGAGAGCTGCATTGTCTTCTCTGACTCGCTGCTCATATTCAATGTTGCCGTCAATTTTTACTTCCTGTTTCTCAATGAACATCCCAAGATGCTTGGCCAGGAGTTCGTAGCCACGGAGGGCAGTTGTTAGATTAGCTTTTTCACCGTCTTCTGACTTATTAATCGTACGGAGGATTCCTCGTAAGACGTAGTCGATGTCGATGTGTGTTTCTTTCGAACGCTCTGCTAAAAGGTGGTCGATATAAGGTCGAACACCGGCTGCGTTAAGAACTTGATGTCCCATTCGTGATGCGTTCTCAGCTGGAGTGTCATATCCGGCCTCTAAAACTGCCTTGGCACCATTAAAATGCTTGATGAATGAGTGGCAAAAATTGCGTTGTTTAAAAGACAGAGCATCTTCAATAAGCGTAATGTCTTCAGACTCTAAAGCCCTGTCCATTTTAGTTTTTCTTATGTCGCCCATGATACCCTTTCCATACCTTATACCGTATTATACCATATTTCCCTACAAATGTCAAGTAAAAACGTACAAATAGTATAGGGAGTTCGTACAAGAAGGTTCTTCTAGGCGTGGGGCGACCTACGGGAGCCCTTTCCAATTGTCAACAATACCCTCTATTTGCCCCGGAAACAGGGTCTACAGTTACATGTGGATACCTTCGGCTACCATAGTAGCTAAACTACTGTTGATATATCTTAAATAGGCTTTTTTTTATTATGAATTTTTTTATTTCGTGACTAAGGTCCCTACTTACGCCTTATATACGCGCGCGTGTTCTATCCCCCCCCCCACCTGCCCCTATCGGAACAAACCAAGAACAAAGGAACAAATTGTGAACAAGGCCAGTCATACGCAATAAAATTACAACACAGTGTAACAATACAACAATCCAGCCAGTATATACGCAATTTAACCATATAAATCAATGCCAACGCAATAATCGTGCTTAGTCGCCGTGGTCACGCGTAATAATGTTGCGCCGCTTCCGTGGTCACTTGTAATAAAGTAATGCGAATCGTTCTTAACACAACAATCTTTCAATCCCACGCAATAAAGTTACAATGAACAGCATATTCACGTAATAATCATGCTAAAATAGGTTGAAAAAAGACATTTACTTTCAGTTTCGACAAGCCCATAAAGATTGGGCAGCAGGGGACCACTGAAAATTGGGAAGGTGCTCTGCAAACTAGATAGGAGACTATGTTATGGCTACTCGTAACGATAGGCGTCGCAAGGCTTTGGCTAGGCGTCGTGAATTGGAACAAGCCGTTAGTGAAGCGTTTGCTTTAGAGCAAGCCAAAATTGATGCCAAGGCGGCAAGGGAAAAGTTATTAAGTGACTATCCCGAAAATGCTAGGCGTTCACCTAATCACATAGGCGTATCCCGAATTGGCAAGATTGTGCGACTAGGCAATCGCAAGATGTTCAAAGCGCAAGCGGTTGAATATGTTGCGCCAAGAGGGAGACTATCTGAAAAAGAATTAGCGAAAGCTAGGTTGACCGGATTATTCGGTGAAGCTATCAGACGCCCTATCGGTAAATCCAAAAGATAAACCGATTGAAACAAATTGTTGATAACGCTACGGCTTTAGAGCTGGAAGGCGTTTGATACGCCCATAGATAGCAAGGTTACGGCCTAGCAAGTGTCAATATATTGCGCCTAGCGTATATTCTTTGACTAGCTTGCATATAGGTTGCTTGTTCTATCAAGAAACGTGCCATGCAGTATGCTCTTTAGACTAAGTTTTAAAACATACGGTGGCGGTGTAATGACTATAATCCTTGGCAGGGATAGTGAATTATGCTGGCGGCAATCTGTAAGCCCGTCGAACGATGTATAAAGCGGCTCTCCAAAATTATGGATACAGAGCCGCCCTAGCGGGGAAATTGTATCTTCATTGGTATTGTTTCCCTGCTAGGCATAAGGCTAGGGCTTTATCGGAGTAAACCCTATGTTATATAATCGCGCCTCTTATCAGCCTATCAATGGTAATATGTCACTAAAAAAGACTGTTGCACCTAAGCGGCCTTTCTTATTGTTTAAGAATAAAGAAGGTTTAACATTCACAAAAGCAGTTACGGCATCAACATTGCGTATGATTGCTAAGCATAACAGTAAATTGACTTCAACTGATATTCTAATCGACCTATTGCATGGCAACACTTTCAGAATTGCCAACGGCGTTTCAGTGACGATAACTTATCGCTAATAAATCAATCAATCAATCCCTAGCCTTATGCCTAGCAATAACGCTAGGGTTATTGATGGAATAGGATAAAGTTATCATGGCTACTACCTTAAAAGCAATCGACAATAAAATTGCAACATTTTCGACTAATCGGGCTAAACTACAGTCACTTGGTCACGAAATTGCAATGTTGATTTTCATGCACGCTGCGCCTACGCAAATATCAGACGATTGCTCTGGCACTGGCGATTGCACTCGTGCTGTTAAGCTAGCTGCACAGATGCCTAAGTCATGGCAGACGCAGCTTGAAAATTGGTTCAAGGCTTATACACCTATTCGTATTGTTACCAAAAATAACAAGTGCGAATATGCCCCCAAGTATAAAGCAGAGAAGGACGTTGACGCTAAACTAGCTTTCTGGAAGCTAGAAGAAGCGAACAATAATCCTTTTTACGGCTTTGAAGAACCCGAGTCCGCAAAAGAAAGCCCTACACTCGCACGATTGCTTGCGATGATTGAAGGGCTTGCGGGTCGTATTGACAAGCTGGCTGATAAGAAAGAAGCCGAAGGCGGTGTTATTGACGCCGACAAGCCGCAAGCGAAGATGGTCGTCGCAGCCCTAAAAGCGATGGATTTTAGCAAAATTAAGGCGTTAGCGACTGCCGCTGCTGCTAACGATAGCGCGACTACTGATGATGATGTAGAGGGCGCTTCCAAGGCGGCATAAGCATAAAAGTATCTAAGTATGGTAATCGCTGGCGCTCTAAGCGCCGGCGATGCCAGCTTGTAGGTAAACTGCCTCTACTTTATACCTTCAATAGAGCCTAGGCACCTCATAATATTAATGAGGGATAGACATTGGACCTACGGGAATTGATAGCCCGTATCCTAGGCTCTATTGAGGGTTTCAAGTGTAGTGTAATTGTCGCCAGCACAAGAGAGGCGACTCCCCTCAACCCCTCTATCATAAGGAGAATTATGTATGAAATCGACATTTAAGGCCCGCGATTATGTGTTCCGCAAGCCTACTATGGCTCAAGCGTTTCTTTCTGCGTTTCCAAATATCAAAAGGCCAATTCCTCACATTCGGGAACCTAAGTTGGCTAAAGACGGTGTGGTTATTAAAGCAGACTTCAAACGATAATGGCAATTAAAACGCACATACGTTCGCGTAATGCCTTTTCTTTTAAGAAGCACCTTGAGAAGCAGGGTGTGACTACTCGTGAAGGCTTTCGCTATCATTTGGATTTTGTAGCTAATGCCGTGAAATTTAACCCACGTTTATCCTTGGGTAGGTATAAGGTTGACCCCAAGAACCCTAACGGGGGCACATATCATGGCTGATAAAGATGCAGAGAGGTTAATTTGTGAGCTTGTGGATATTGTTCGCGTTACTCCCGGATTGTCAATAAAAGAAAAGCAAGTCTTATCACGTGCTGAACCTAGGGTTTTAGAAATTGAGCGTAAACTAGAAGAAGTGTAGGTGACTAATGAACATCTTTCTCACTGACCCATGTCCACGTCAATGCGCTATCAATCTTGACGACAAGCGGGTGAACAAGATGTTGCTTGAGACTGCACAACTGTTGTCGGCTGGTCTTGTATTGCGTTCTAGGCGACTAGGTTTAGAGTCTCCCAAGGGTTTATATAAGAATACCCATATCAATCATCCTTGTGCAGTCTGGACGCGCTCTTCACGTGCTGCGTTTTGCTGGATGCTTGAGCATGGGTTTGCATTAGCTGACGAGTATGCTTATCGCTATAATACTAGACGGCGTGACAAGTCATTACTTGATGATAATAGATATTATGACCATGCCTGTATGCGTATTCTTGATATTGCTGGGGCTAATTATAATATGTTGTTTCCACTTGATGATTTACCTCTAATCTTTAACTTTAATTCGTCGGGGCAGAATAGTGGCATTTCTGTGTTCCATGACTACCAGTTGTGTATGTCTAACAAGTGGATGAATTTAGACAAGGCAAAGCCACTCTTTACTCGACGCAACCGCCCTTCTTTCTATACTCTAATTAAATAGGAGATTTTTATGTCAGCATATGAAACACAATTCACACGCGAAACACGTGAGGGAGTTAAAAACCCTTCTGTTAATATGTGGAACAGAAAACCTTATCGTAATAATGAGTTCAAAGCTCTCGAGCCTGGTTGGGAAAATGATGTGGAATTAGAAGAATGGATACCATTGTTTCGTGGTCATTCTCCTGCCAATTGGAAAAAAGGAATGGCTTGGCGATACGCCGACACTCCTGCATATCCAAGTCGATTGTTTACAAACTTTGAACCTTCTTGGCATCAAGACAGAGTGTATTATGTTGACAGTAAGGCAATAAAATGATTATAACAGATTTTAATTCTTTACCAGACCCTTGTAAGAATTGTATGTATAGAGTTGACACATCAAAATCTTTAGGTAATCATAGGGATGATAAATGTAGTCACCCTGCCAACGATTATAGATACATCGAATACCTTCATACAGAATCTTGTCCACATTCTTGTATCCTGACAGTTATCAAAAATAATTGGTTGTGGTTACGTATGTACAATAAAGGTTTAGAGAAAGCGTATGTAAGGATTACAGACAAAGAAAAAGCCCTCGTAAGGGCCAATTGGTTTGTAATGAAAATTGCTCATATAGCTGATTGGGTTATAAAGAAACAAGATGAACGTATGGCTAAACGTAAATTGTTATACAATGTCAAACAAGCTGTTAATCAGTTTATTTCCGCTCGTGGCTTTGTTGAGTAGCCCTGTATTCGGATAGTATATATTGTATGTATTAACCGGGACGTACTCTATAATAGTATTATACCACACTTTGGCACTGTTGTCAAGACAAATCGTATTGTAAGGAGTTAATATTTATGTTTGGACGTTATAAACCTCTCCGTTGGAAGTCATTTAATGCTACTTTGTGTATCATGCCTCTAACAATGTTTTCATATGCTTTAATTCTTAGCCTGCTCTAATAGGGTAGTGCTTTGCAAGGGGATGCGGAGTTAGCCACGTAAATCGAACTGACGACGTTGTGTAAG